GTACCAAAGCGTGGTATTTATCCGTCCGGATTCTTTCTCGATACCGATTGAGTTGACTAGCCCGACACGGGTGTCTTTGTTTAACCACATCTCTTTACCGGCAAGCGTGAATGAGTTGACGGCATCCGACTTGTCATAGGCGTTGATTTCCGCTATCTTCATCTCTTTCAGTTCGTCAATCGTATATTCATGCTCGACCAGTATAGGATACCCGTCAGCATTCTCTTTAATCTCTTTACCGGATGATTGACCGTCTAATAATTCTTCCCAATATTCGACACTTATTTCCACTGAACCTTCCAATGGTTTGTCGTAGAATCCGTTTTTCCAATACATTTTTTGTTCCATAATTATTCTTTATTAATTATTTCCATCGACCTATCGCAATCCAATTGAATTTAGCAGAACTAACGCCTGTACTCGTAGACACAAAGTTTCTATCTACTTTAAAAGAGTTTATGGAATAGCCATAAATAGGGCAAAAAGTATAAGCGTTATTATCTGCGTTGTTTTTAATAACACTCCCAATAGCAATATAATTAGTGTCATAAAAAGACGTTGGCATATATACTGTTTGGGCAGCTGACGAAGTCCCTGCACTATATCCCCATTGTATCAGCAGACCGTTATTAAACTTAGCATAACCGTTCTGACCGAGTGATACAGTCATGGCATTGGAGAGGTCGGCTTTAGCGTATGTAGTACTTAGAGTGCTTAGTTCATCCTTTTCCTCATCAGTCACGAAACGCTTGTTTGTCTCCTCTGTCACATCACTTGCTTTATGGGTATGTTTAATCAGAGCGAATAAATCCTTCCCAATAGGAGTAACAGACCATTTACCCGTAACACCGGAAGACGGGTTGCAGGAATAATAGCATAATACGCCATCTTGGTCTAATGCCACGAATGAGCACTTTGAATTATCTTCTGCCAATTGCATGTTTAGCACTCCCAAATTGTAATACTCACCTTTTTCGTCCAGGACATATACCATTCTACCGGATTTCCATGCTTCGTAAATAGCGTTTATTTCGGTTAGGTGGTCTTGGGTTACGTTACCGTCATTTACGATGGAACTGAAAGACAGGGAAGATTTGTAGATCCCTGCCGCATTACCATTGCTAGGAAGCTTGTCGATAGCATCATCTATCTCTTCGGCTGTATGCCTTAATGTTTTAGTTTCTTCTGCCATATTGTTATATTCATGATTTTATACTAGTTGCTGGGTTCTCCAATAAACATATAAAGTGACTTATTTGGAATATACTTGCTACCGTCGTTACTCCAGAAAGTGATTCTGGCTGCTCTTTTCGGTGGTTCTCCTTGTTCTATGACATCACCGATTGATTCAACACAAGGGGTTAACCCCCATTTACCAAGCCCATTCCAGTCCATTCCCATATTTTGGGGTATGCACATCGCCCGGTTATGGCTGCATCTGTATTTTATTATTATGAAATTGTCTCCGGCTCCGGGCAAAGCCCCTTCGTATCCTATACTTTCAAATTCTATCCCGTTCCCCCATGTTTTTTGATTTAAAGTCGGATTTCCGCCATTGTACCTTAATTCCAGATAAACATACGACAGCACACCGGGCATACACCAGTGGTCTCCCTCGTTCATTTTCCAATAGCTTCCTCCAACGGCATCTATACAAATATTTCTTTTCCCTCCACCCCAAAACTCATCTGTACTACCACTCGCCCTTATCATAACCGCTCTATTATCTGCATTTGCTCCAGTAGCACTTGCTTCAAAATAAGAGCCACAACCAAATCCTGCGGTACCAGGAATAACGTTTCCCAAAGCGGCAGTGGTCTTGCGATAATCATCGGTGATCCTAATTAAAGCATTTTGACCATTCTTGTTTTCCAAGATATAACTATCAATATCAAAACCACCCACTTTACCTTTATCAGAATAAACCTCACCGGTAAACTTATATTGCTTAGTGACGGGATCGAGCTCAAATATCACCTCATCATCAACAACGGCAAATATTCCAGTTCGTTTAGCTCCATCAATGAAGCAGTCTACTCCCTGAATTATTCCTGTTTTCTTTCCACTATCCGGATCCGTTTTTCCAAAAAAGCAAGTACCATCCGGTCGAAGGTCATAAACCGAATTACCATCATCAGAAATCCCTTTAATAGAACAACGAGCTTCAAGACCACTACCAGGAACATATTCCAAATAATATTTTTTATCTCTGTCACCAACATAACTGCGTCCGTATATTTTTGAGTAGAACTGCTGCGTCTCCTGGTCGAATCCTTCTTCCTTCACCGCCTTTCCTTCCAAAGTATAAGAATCAATACCCTGCAACATCTGTATGGTTGGAGCGGTAAGCCCATAGGCGGACAAAAGGATAGCATTCTGACGTGCGGGATCTGTCTTGTTACCAAGTTGGATTATTTTGTCACCTGCCTGCGGAATATCGCTGCCTTCCTCGCAGTCATCTACCGACAGATCTATATAGTTTTCTCCAACAGACAAAACATACCGCCAATAGTAGCGGTTAGCTACATTCTCATAAACTCCAGCCTTGATGTTAAACTGACGACATTGCGCCATGTCTCCGGCTGCGAATTGGTTGATGATGGCTTTCTCACCATCGTCGGCAGTGAAGTAACAACGGTACACGCCACCTGTCGCTACGGGAACATACAGGGCTGCGTTGTCCGAGTCGTAGAGACGTGCCCCGCTTGAATCATACACGGATGCTACGGAAATCTTCTCGACCTTCGTACATTCAATGCTGGCTAGTGTAAGAAGTATCTCACCGCCTACTGACTGTAGTTCCTTGATTGTCAAAGATTCAAACACAGCCTTCAACCGGACATATATTTCATCAAATTCGGCATACGAACGTCCGGTCTTCGGGTCACGCTTGACAAGGAATCCCGTACCAAGCGCACCGCTTATGAAATTTTGTGATTCTATATTATCGGTTATGACACCGCCAAGCAGTCGGATAAGATAATCCATTGTTTCCTCCTGTGTCTTGTTCAGAAAGGTAGCAAGGGACTTTTTGGATGAGAACACATTACGGTCAGACGGAAGTGTCTTGTCATTTACCCCTATCACATATATACTTGCCCCACCGCCACCAACTACGGAACCGGAGTAAGTCTGTCCTTTGTATGTGAGATTATCAAGCTTGCTTTCTATCTCACCGATACGGGAATAAGCGGCTGTTTCACCGACTGTATATATAGGATGATCGTATGGAATATCCAACGGCCACTCGAAACCGATGATGCGGGATTGACGTCCGTTGGGGAAATACGCTTTATTTATAAGGTTTACTTTATCTCCTACCTCATAGGTACGAATATTACCCTTATTGTAGATGAAATCAGCAGCCATCTCGCAATCATAGGTGGACGGATCTATCATGGATTTCTTTACATACTTCTTGGTAGTTTCAAGCAACTCTTGTTCTGATTCCGGCATCATCTGTTCAGAGATGAATGCCGGATCGAAGCCGTAAAGGACATATGTGTCTGCCGGGACTTCTTCACCGTCTTCCATATGGGCGGCTTGCGGGAATAACACATCATCAGGAAGTGCACGCCCGTAGTCCTCGTTTCGGACTATCTCAAAGGTTGTACCCGTGTTGTCGCTCTCTTTGAGATTAAGGGCGAAATCCAGTCCGGCAAGCTTGCCCGTTTGGAATATCAGGTGCAGTTCATCCAGAAGGAAGTCCTTCGTAAAGTTCTTCAGTCCGTTATCCTTGAAGGTGTAGATAGGATATTTATTGCCGGTTGGTTTCTTTGTCTCTTCGTCTATTTCTTCCTTTTCCTCATGACTAATGCTGGATACGGAGCCGATATACTTGGGATATTCATCCTCAAATATAACTATCTCCTCAATTGCTTCCTCTACAGGCATTTCCACGTTGTCGGGGTTGTCGTAACGTTCATCTCCTATGTTGATACGTTCCCCTGTGGGGCTGTATCTGTAAGCGTCTACATAGGGAATACCTTCCGGCAGCATAAGGCGTTTCTGAACAACACCGTTCAAGGTCAGTTCCTTGTCATCCTTGCTGAAATAGTTGTCGGGGACCTTGCCTTTTATGATGTTATTAATCGTATATCTGTCTCCTAGAGAAGCGGTGACGCCTTCGGGAAGACGAAGAACATTCGAATCGTCCCCTGTCAGGAAATCCGGATTATAGACGGCTTCAAATATCCGTCCCTCATTGGAACCGGAAAGGAATGTGACGGTGGTAGCGGCTGACTGCCCGGCAACAAGGGATACATCAAATGATACAGAGCCCAATATGCCTAATCCCATTCCGATAAGGGGGTTGTCGTAATATGGAATGGACAAGTAACTGCGCAATCTCAATTGTGAAGCGCCTGCTCCCGGTGAGAATGTTTCGGGGAAGGGAAAGACTGTATCTATTTCGTATTGTTGGTTCTCTCCGACTGTTACAGTGCTGCCGCCTATCACTGTCTCTTTCTCCATGCCATCCTGATAATAGACGAAGGATGCGCGGAAAACATAGTCACCGGCCGGAAGATAATCTCTAGGAACGGGTGATGGTATATAGGGTACGCCAATATGCAAGTGGATACCATTTTCATTATCCTTTACACGGTAAATACCGGCCGCCAATGTTTCAGCTATTTTCTCATCATAGGAAAACTCCCTTTTGTCCCGGTTCAAATGACTTGAAAGGTTGAGATCGGAAGTGCATTCTTCCTTTGTGACCGTACTTGAAGGAAAGAACTTTATATCCAACGTTCTTGCAGTATCGGATATATCCCTTCCCTTGACTTTCTTCACGTCAAATACCAGACTTTTCCTGTAACTGGCGGGAACGTTACGGGTGGAGCCGAAAGCATAAACACGGGTCGCGTATGTGGTCTGACTGTCACTTCTTCGCATGGAGTTGACATTCACGTTCTCCGTGTCTGTCAAATCACCGGCTTTGAAATCTATCGGAGAGCTGTATTCACAACGACCGAAATGAATAGTCTTGTTCTCTATCCACCATTCACACTCCCATGTTTCCGCCATTTGGGTAAGAGCGTCTATCAGATTCACATTATCGTATGAAACGAGCTTGGAAGTGTTCGCTACCGTATTATCAATCTCGTATGTGAACTCTTCTTTTCTGAACTTGTATCCGAGTGCTTTCAGGTTGGCAAGAAAAACATTTAAATGCGTGTCAAGGGTAGCGGTGAGGTTCCATCCAGCTTCGCGTCCGGTTGTCTCAGGCGTGTAGAAAAACTTCTTGTTCTTCCACTTCCAATAGTAAGCGTCAAGGCGGAGTTCGTAGTCGTAGGCACCAGTAGTTGTATTGTAGGAGGGCTTATACAGGTCTACAAGTTCAAATATTCCGAGTTCATTATCTACTCCGTCTCCCAGTTGGAAGTACACAGGATTGTAGAGAGAGAACTTCAATGTGATATAGTCCTCTTTCATCAACAGGAAGTGCCTTTTCGAACCCTCATTGATTGGTGTCGAAAAACGGAGATTGCCGGATATGTCTTTGATGTCTACCATAAAGTTTCGTATACCTTCATACGATGTTCACTACAAAAGTAGTATTATTATTTGTTATTCAAATAAAAAATCAATATTTTCTATTTGTTGGATCTGGCTCATTAAGTTTTAATACAAATTTTCCTATACCTTGCATAAATTGGCTAAACTGACTACAAGATAAATAAATAGTCCGATACAAGATTGCCGGTTGGTATTTAGTCCTTATTTCCAGAACACCACTATCCAATTCTTTACAGAAACTTTCATATCTTGCAAAAAAGATATCCTTATCGGGAGCAGTAAGATTAAGTTGCAATGTTAGATTACGCTCATCTTTTTTGGCGGCATTGGTAATCACAGACTTTCCATGATTCAAACGACTTATATTCTCCATAAATTCTTTGTTAGGTGCAGGCGTCATTAATGCAGATAACGAAGTGTCATCCATGCTTATCCCCCATGTAGTATAAGCATCCCTCCCGTTTATAAACAACTCTCCTATCATATTAGATTGCTTTTTCGAGGTTTTTGTTAATATTTTCAAGTTTAACAGAAAATCCATCAAGGATTTTTTTGGTATATCCAGCAATATCTTCTAAATAGCCGTTGGAGCTTACGATAAGATTCTTTATTTCTATAAGCGTTATACTATTGTTGCCAACAGAAACGGATATAAGATTGGCAATAGCAAGCATGGATAGCATTGCATTTTTTATCTCTTCTCCGGCAATTTGCAAAGCAGTAAAACGTCCTGACATCTCATCTATAGAATCTTGGGTAACTGATGCTGAAACTTTCCTCGAAGCTTCTTGGGATGAAGAGGAAGAACTACCGGCATATCCTGTTATTTCAGCAATTTTGTCCCTTTCATTCATTGCGTCTTGAACCATTGCATCATATTCTTTCCTTGCATCCTCCAACTGCTGTTTAGTTAGCTTTCCACCTTGTTCTTTCATTAGTTTTGCGATGCCATTATACCATCCTCTCAATTCATCATCAAATAACTCTCCCATAGAGAAATTAAGCAGTGCACGTTGCATATATTCGGAGAAGTCTTCAGAAAAACTTTTAGCATCCTTATCCATATCCATTAAGGATTCGAGGAAATTATCACGTAACCCATCGAAAGAGATTTGCATGAGTGATTCGTTTATCTTCTCTGTAAGCTCATCCAATTTACCGGCTTGGTCGGCATATGCTTCCAACTTCTCCAAGACACGACCACCATATCCACCCTTCCCTTCGTTTCTGATTTGTTCGTATATGTCGGCATTACTAAGTAACGTTTTCATTTGTTCCGGGCTTAATCCCCACAGAGAGCCAGTACCGGAGAAATTCTTGTCCACATTTTCACGAGCCCAGCGCAGTTGTTCGTCAGTCCATTCCATATAATATTGCCAACTATGATGTGACCCACTATACCTGGCTTGTTCTTGGGCTATTTTAAGGGTGTTGGTGATTTGCTCCTGTTGATATTTATACGCCTGTTCATATGCTGATATAGATTTGGAACCTGCTGACTTCTCCATCACGTCAGTAAGTCGATCTATTGATTTCTCTAACGTTTCATTTCTATCTGTAAGCCTGTCAATAGCTTCTTGAACTTCTTTAGCGTTGCTTCCGCCAATTTTATCCATTAGTGAGTTGAATCCGCCAAAAGAGATTGTGTTCAAAATATTGCCTATACCATCTTTGATGGAACTGAAGATCTGAACAAACATATCTCCACTAAGAATATTGTCCAAAATTCCATTCACAGCATTAAGAACCGTATCAATAATTGAAGATATAAGCGGACCTATTCCATTTTTCAGTATATCAAGAATTGAAAGTACAGCAGAAATAATCTGCCCTATAACTCCTGCGCTTGAAAGTGTTTGGGATAGCTTGCCAATAGCATCTCCGACCGCCCCGCCAATGTTGAGTTTGGAAAGCCCGGTCAATGTATTTTGTAACCCTCTGAATATGCCGGGTAATGTACCATCAGCAAAACTTTGAAGTCCGCTTGCTACGGAATTCAGACCGTCAACTGTATCCGCTCCTACATCTCTAAGGCTATTCCCAAAGTTCTGCACCTCAACTTCTGCGCTTTTATAAGCATCATTGGCAGCATTAGCCCCCAATTTGGCTAAATCAAGGGCTTTTCGTGCACTGTCTATTGCCCCCTTATCTCCAGTTTTTAACGCATTGGCATAGTCGTTCTCAGCCTTTTTCAGATTTTGTGAAGCAATCTCCTGATTTAATGTCGCGGTTTGTAGTCTGTTTATTGCAGCTCCCAACCCGTCCATCTGCTGCTGTATTTTATTAAAATTCAGCGTGCCTTCACCGCCAGGAGTTACTTCCCTCAATCGGTCTATTGCTTCATATATGACTTTTTTGTCCGCTTCTGATGAGTTCTTGAACTTGTCTGTATTCACATACGCCTTCAAACCGTCAAGAGTTTCTTTCAACTGGCTTCCAAGTATGCCGGAGAAATTTCCAAAAACACTTTGCCAGTCTATCTTCTGGTTTAAAGCATTGATGTCTATCTGTTGGATAGCAGAATCCCTCTCTCTTCTGAGGGATAATTTTTCCCCTTCTGTGGTAGCTTTCTTTATTTTCTCTGCATATTCCTCTGCAATGGCTAATTTCTGTTGTTGGAATGTACCATATTCCTTCAAATATTCTCGCATTGCATCTGCTTCTGTCTTTAACTGATTCTTAGTTACATCGGCAATTGCTTTATCCCTTTCATTTTCAGCATTGATATAGAGAGCAGAAATCTCAATAGATTGTTCTTGTGTCAGTTTACCACCTTGTCTTTCACTCAGTTCTTTTTCTTTCTTTTTGATAGCATCTAGTTTTTTTTGATAATCTAGGTCAATCTGTTTTAGCTCTTTCTCGGTGCCTTCTTTCATAAGACCGATTTCTGCCTGCTGGTTCTTACGATGAAGAGAAAGAAGTTGTTCAGCAAGTTGCTCCTGTTGTTTGAACCGGTCAAGTTGTTGCTTATCAGCTTTACTGCCGATTACGCCACCAACGCTTTGGTATTTCTTCTCGGCTTCATCCTTCTTCTCGGTGAGTTCCTTTAATTTCTTTTCATACTCGGTTTCTGTCAGTTTGTTTTCGGTATTGAGGAAATCATCAAGTTCTTTCTTTGCATTCAAATAGTTATTCTTATATTTCTCAATCCACTCTTTGCCTGTATTTTTTTCACCAGACCGAGACTCCTGTTCAGTTTCAAGAGCATTTTTAATGATAGATAGTTGAGTTTTGGAAAACTCTCCACCAAGTTCTGCAACTATGGCAATAGCGTCATCTCCATTCTTACCTATTGCTTTCAATGACAAGTTAATGGCGTTGATAACAGAAACAATGTCACTATCCTTCATGTTCTGGATATTCCCAAGAAATGAAGTGACATCATGACTGGCGACTTTTGCGATAGCTTTATTGACTATTGCCTGTTGAGCCTTGATTGCATCCTCGACATTGTCGGTAGCCCATCCATTACCGTCCATATCAACAAGAGTGGTGGAAGTACCTTTCTTGCGTACATCTTGGTAGTATTTCAGCTTTTGCTTTTCTTCTTCAAGTATTTCAACATCGGATTGCCTTGACCTATTATTATCTTCATCTGCAATGAGTTTTTTGTATTTAGCGATTTCTTTCAGGTATTCAGCTTCAGTTAAAAGATTATCCAAAATAGTAGGATATTCAGCTTTCAAAGCCTCGAATGCTTGCAGGCGTTCTCCTTCAGACTTATTATTATCCTCAATAGCTTTGATGAGTTTGTCTATATTATCTTTATACTCATTTTGTTTTTTCTGCTGTTCATCAAGAGCTTCATTATACATACGGATAGCAGTTTCAGCTTCGCTTTCGGCTGTAGCTACTTTATAAAGAGCATACCCAAGGCCTATCACAGCACCTGTAACAAGGAGAAGAGGGTTAGCCATCAATGTAGCCCACATTCTTTTTAGCATTGCTGTCAATTGGATACACGCTAACTTCATTATATTCATCGAAGCAGTGTTCGCGTGATTGGCAATCGTATTAGCTTGTGTAGCCATAGTGTCAAGAGCCTCAGATGCAACCTTTCTTTTGGAAGATGCTGCATTAAGATTCTTTTCTGCTGTATTCAAGGCTGTCGCAGCAGTATTAGCCTTAGCCGAAGCTGTTTGTAACTGTTCCATCGCATACTGTTCATAAGAAGCATCACCTTGAGCTAAAGCTGCCTGATACAAAGCTTCCATTTTTTCAAGTTTCTCATTCGCCTTCTCTGATGCCAGTTTGGCTGCATTAAAGGCAGATAAAGCAGAAGTTTGCTCAATTATCGCTTCTTCTTTCTTTACTTTAAGTACGGTTAAACGGGTTGCAAGCTCCTCCCTTAATGCCACAATCTGTGCAGCCTTTGCTTGTGTAAGTGTCCCACTCGCAACAGCGGCCTCCAAATCTGCATTTTTGGACTCTTCTTTGATTGTGAGCAACGATTTCAAGCCTTCAATTTCAGCATCAACTTTCAATGTCCGCTCCACACCTTGCAAAGCAGCCATCGTCATTACAGCAGCTTTATACGTACCATAAGCAATAGCAGCAGATTCTATAGTAATAGCTACCTCCTTCCAATGCTCAACAAGATAAGAAGCACCAGATAGTGCACTATCAATGACATTCTCATTCTCTTTTCCTATTTCATTAAACATAGTGGATATGGAATCCTGAATATTGCTTATTTGCCCGGTAATAGTTTTAGACTGGGACTCCATCAATCCACCGAATTTACCACCTTCATTAGTCATGGATTCGATAGCCTTCTGCACTTCGGGGAAACCGACTTTACCAGCAGTAACAAGCTCTCCAACCTTATCTTTGGCTACCCCAAACTGTTTGGCAAGTTCATCCGCCAATGGAATGCCTCGACCTTGAAACTGGCGTAAATCTTGGGCGAACAGTCTCCCCTGCGTCATAGTAGTGCCATATAACCAAACAAGATCATTTAAAGGAATAGAAAGACCAGCTGCAATATCTCCCAGTCTAACCAACGTTTCATTAACATCTTCAGCAGCTGTTCCATAGGCAAGAAGTTGTTTGGCACCATTGGCTACCCCTTGTAAGTCAAAGGGGGTTTTCGCAGCAGTATAAACCAACTGTGACATTAATGTGTCTGCCTGTTCCTTACTGCCAAGCATCGTATTAAAGGCAACTTCTAATTGTTGGAATTCACCACGCACACGAGCAATATCACTAATAAGCTCTTTCGCACCTATACTAACACCAAAAGCAGCGGCAGCAGTCGTCATACGACCGAATATTTGCTCAATACTCACACCGCTTTGTTCTATTAGCCTTGATGTATTATTTACACCTGATTCTGTTTCATGTAACTTGCGCAGAAAATTGGAGTTATCTCCTGTTATGTCAAAGTGCAGTCCTGCCATAGTCTTTTCGATTTTATAGGTACCATGTAACATTACATGGCTTAAATTTTGTCATACTGAATTATATAGTTTTAATCCTCAAGCATAGCCTTTATCAATTCCCGATTTTTAGGATCATCAGCATTAATATGTTCTTTATTATCAAAGATATTTAATTTCTTTCTTTCTTCGGCTGTCAAATAAATAGTAGTGATAGCGTCTGCTAATAGCATTTTCAAGTTAGCGTAACTAATCCCCCATACAACATAGTTCATAGTCCAACCGTAACGTTGACAGACAAAATCTATTAGTGTGCCATAAGTACTATTGCCACCAAATGTAATGCTGCTATTGTCTTTCTTTACGTCTGCAATACGTTTCCGTTCGCTCTTTTCTTTGCCTATTCCCAAATACCTAATATATTCATCCGTATTATCGCTAGAAATTACGAGAACGAATAGAGTAGCTAATTCTTCATTGCCAAGGTTGTCATTAAATAACTTTGCACGGCTGTCAATTTTAGCATTATTGAAAATATCCCACTTTCGATTGAAGGTGTAATATGATAATATCCGGCAAACTATATCCCTTTTTCCGGAACACAGCCTAAATGATTCCATATACGGGTTAACTGCTATGATTTTATCATTAGCATTCAACTCTTTGAACAACCTTGCAAGCAGGTATGTTTTTCCAAGAGTTGGAGGATATATAAAAAAATGCCGACTTCCAATATTAAAACCTACTGGTCTTTCCATAATGGTATCGGCAATATCCATTTCCATGCATTTATTATCTTCCATAATAAAAAAATATTAGAGCAGAATAGCGGATTCAAACCGCTCCCTTATGATAACATACGCGCTCTCACTATGCAAATTCTGCATATAGCAGGTTTGTCCTACCAACCTGCAAAGGGCGTCTATTCCGCTTGCCATTTATTCGTCGAACAGCTCAACCGGCAGATGTATATTTTGCAGCAACCTCAACAACTTCCCCTTCCTTGATAGTTGCAGATGTTTGTGTAGGTTTGGTCTTACCACTTACATCCTTATACTGGATAGTAACACTTCCCTTAGTGGCAAATACCTGTACCCCACTCTTGTGCCAGTCTTCTTCAGTAGATAACTTCCACATGCCGACTCCACCATCATCAGAGATGACTACTTTCAGGCTGCCGGCACCGCTAAAATTTACAACTTCATGTTTCACCTGATTACCGGTTGAAGGTTTCAGTACATCAAAGGTATATTTCCATTTCTTACCATTCTCTGTATCAAAAGTCTCCTCCATAGACATGACAGAACGGTCAATAACGATACCCTCGACTGTTGGATCTTCCGGCTGCAACTTTACAGCATATTCCCCAGAGATGATACCATCAATATCTTCAACAGGCTTTGCGCGTCCTTTTCCTGCACGAAGCTCAAATTCAAACGTGTAAGTATTAGCAGCATATTTTACAGCTTCATTTTCCCCACCTTCGATTTTAGCTTCCTTTTTGGCGCCTTTTGTTGGTGTCAACTTTGTTGAATTCTCAACAGGAGTAGGAATATCAATCCAAGATATTGGCGCCTTTCCGCCATCACCTAATTTACCAATCTTAATAACGGGCTTTCCCCATGATAGTTCCATAATCTTTATTCATTTATTTGTTTATACAATAACTTGTTATTGATGAAGTGCTCGTCTTTCCCGTTCACTTCAAGTACCCTTTGTTTATTCAGCGTAAAGCGGTAACTTTCCCCACGCCCTACTTCGAGAAGCTTATAGGCAATCTTGCATAACTCACGCAAACGAATTGATTTTTCCTCTGCTTGTCCGCCACGAATATCATCTGGGACGTAAATATTCACATTCACAAAAGCTTCCTGCATCTGGCCTGATTCGTTATCGAGAATAGAAATGACAATGTCCTCCAAGTTAGAATCTTTGGGACGCCTTGTCTTCCTAAGCTTCCCTGTAACAGCCTTTTCAAGAGCAGAACCTTTGATGAACTTATAAATATCATCCTTGATTTCAATATCTGACTTCATCATGCAACAATTTGAGTTTTAAGTTTCATCATCATCTTAGGAAGTTCCTTCCTTGCAAACAATTCAGCGGAAGCAAGCACATTCTTGTTATCCATAGCCTCTACGAGTTCGGCATAATTCATTCCGGCAACAACGATAAGCGCATAACCGCTTACATATTGTTTTGCGATTTCAGTTGCAAGCTCTTTACCTTCCTTGATACCATCAGTACCTTGCTTCACTTGATTAAACGTTGAGTACTTAATGATTTTACCATTATGAACGATTACATAACCAATAGAACTACGCAAGTTGCCTGACTGGTCAAACCAGCTTAATTCTTGCGGTCTGTCCTTCGCTTCAATAATGCATAATTCTCCAAGATACGAAAGTGCACGTATGGCAAGCATATTGACACGTTCTACTTCAGCTTTAATTGCTGCATTGATTTCGCTCATCGGCGTAGTCATCTTTATACCCATAACTTACAGTAAGTTTGATAGCGATGGAAGCCCTTCACTTTACATTCACGTTCAATGCCTCCAAGAAGGAATAGCCTTACTTTATCATCAATAGCAAACTCTCTACAATCAGCATCAAGTCGGACAACAGCCGAATACTTTCTGACAACACCATCCTCAAATACTCTTTCCTCTGCTTTCCCATTAGGCACATGACGACACGGAATATCACCTTCATAATGGCTTTCACCTTCATGGTAATCTCCATTGTCATCCTCGTACCCGGGAGTAATTACGAGATATTTTAGCTTGTGGGGTCTATCATCAAGTATCATAATCATCCTCCTACGTATACAGTTGGCTCACTAAAGCATTTATCATCCTCTCCAATGGAACGGTAAATTGAATTAGCAAGTTTCTTAGCTTCTTCAACCTTCTTATCAGACAAACTCATAGAAACATCACCTTCTGTATAGTTTTGCGCTTGAACAAGGCTTCGCAAACAATCAGCAACAGCACCTTTGAAAGGCTTGCTTTTAAAGATTTCAACAGTACATTCATCATTACCATTTAGCTCTCTCTCAAGAAGGCGATTCTCGAAGAAGCCACTACTTAATTTGTAGTGGACTTCATCTTTCAGTGCTTGTAGGATTGTCTTCATTATCATTAAGCCTTATGTGATTCAACAGCTGCTCTTAACGCTTCTTCCTGTTCATCATTGAGCATATTGACTTTTTCAATCAATTTTGCATCAGTGATATTAGAAGCGACACGCTCTCGGGAAACAGACTTCAATGCAGCTATAAATTCAGGCTTTTTGTAGGTCGCTCCCCAAATCGTAATCTTCACATCACCAGAATCTTTGGTTTCTTCTTCTTGATTGACAACTTGCCCTTCAGAGAAATCATAGACATAAATCTGATCTACATCTTCAATGATTGGAGCTACAAAAGCTTGTCCGGAAGTTATTTCCCGTAATGGGTTTACGAGTGAATATTTAGATATCAGCTTGAAAGTATCCACAAGTCTGTAAATTACATTCTTAACAGGATTAGTTTGTTCTGCCAACCGCCCATATACCAAAGTTCCAACGACTTCATTACAGATGAATACAAGCCTATTAGCATTCCACGGCTTGACCGAACGCTTTTTGCCATCTTCTTCAAAAATGACAGAGCGGTCAATGATTTTAAACGTAATACCACCGTTATCATCAGCAAAAGCTTCATTGAATTTAGCTCCTGTTGGAGTCGGAAGAATTGTATCCGGAGTGAATGATTGACCAATGTAATTAGCAACAAGTTCTTTCGCCCCTTGTGTCTGTCTCAATTTGTCATAAGCAGATTTAGCAATACAAATCTTGATGATTGAATTACCATCTACATCAGCATTGGCAATAACCCGTTTGATGTCCTCAAGAGAAATTTCATCTTTTACGGTAGCACCAAAGGTGTTCTTTTTTAAATAATTGAAGTTCAAACGCATTAAGGCATTGGGAGTATCTTCATCCTTAATGGCAACATATCCATTGGAAAGAGCAAACAGGAAGTTGTATTCATTCCTTTCATCAATACCAACTGAGCAAGCGACAGCATCATTGGCAAGTTTACCGGCAATGACTTTTGCGTTTCCGCCTTGGGCTTCCATCACATTGATGTTATTAATGTCTGACTCTTTCAGAATTTTAGACATACCGATTTTGGGTAGCTTTCCGTTAGCCGATGCAATGCTGTCACGGCTTTTAACCGGTAGTTCGGAATCTACAGCCACAAAATCAGCAGCTACATAGGTTGTATTAACAGAATCGCTTTCCCATTTATTATCAGGGGAATATTCCGTACGCAACATGGCACCATCCCCTTTGTGAAGATAGGTAAGGTTTTTGTTTCTTTTACCGTTTACCTTTTCAATTAGCCGTTGTAGTTTCGGAAAAAACTTAGCAACATATTTTTGAAATAATGATTCATTCATAAATTATACCTCCATTGTTAGTCGTGTTCAAAAACAAGTGTTGGAATAGCCGATTTCAAAGCAGCCTTGATTGTATCCAACGGATAAGGGCTGGCAACATCATTAACTACCCCGGTGTGCATAATTGACACGAACGGTTCTTTTACTGATTTAGTTACATAGCATACACCTGCATATTCATGACTCTCTGGTAATGCTTCATAAGCGTCTCCTTTAGAATTGACCGGCATAGGCTTGTATGTGTCGGATTCCGTATCACGAATAATCACATGACCTGCACGAATAAACTCTCCTTTGAAATTAGCCACATCTAACACTTTACCGCCTTTAATACCTGCTATGTATTTGCGGATGACAATCGGATCGTTTCCGAACCCGAAAGATTCAATGGTACCTACATCTACTGCTCCCATTTTTCCATTTAATTTTAATTATTACAAAATATCAGCCATTTCATCAATTTCATTATCGCTGAATGGCTCCTCTTCTTTAGGTTTACCACCACCGGCAGCAGGCGGCATTCCAGTAGTAGAAAGTCCAGCATCTGCCCGTTCTTGGTTGTAAGCCTTCAAATCCTCTTCGACTTCGGAATAGAATTCCTCAAACTCTTCATCATTTTCAAAACTCATTTTCGAAAAACTTTTCAGAGTACGGGAACCAAATGTACCGGTATCTTTCAACAGGGCTTCCAACTTTGCTTTCCGAGAAGCAACAAGCTTTTCTCCTTCCAATGCGGATATTTTGCCTGTTAAAGTCTCAATGGTCTGCAACATGCCTTTTGCCCATTCCGGTGCATCATCATTCTTTCCTTTGTTTTTGGGATTTTTCTTGTTTGAACCCGATTGGCGGTTGATAGCATTTGATGACTCATCGTCAATGTCGTCATCGGTTTCATCGTCGTCATTCTTTTTGCGATTCTCTTCGATTACTCGATTTGCGAAAGACTGGCTGACTTGCAGGTAAGGAAGAACCGCATCAATAGCTGTATCAATCTCTGCGTTAACATCCTCTTCGGAGGCCTCATCAGTGGAAGTTAGATTGTCGGCAATCTTGGCAGCGACACTCATTAACTCCTTTTTATTGAACCCGAACGCCTTCACTTTCGGTTTCAATCTCAACAAAACTTGTTGTTTTCTGTCCATTACTAAATGAATTTTAAGTTACTAAAAAGAAATAGTCTGCGTAGCAAACGTATGCCAGCAGACTATTCCGTAGAACTTAAAAACACTTTTAGAGCAATGAGTTTTTACGACAAGTTCCGTGGCGTACATCTTCATACGCTTTGGATGCAAATATACTAATTTTATTTGAAAAACAAATAATTTGAAATATATTTTATCTCATTATCAGAACTATAATAAACCCTCATCGCTAAAAGAGTAAAACGAGTTATCGGATACAATTATGCTATCAACAAGTTTTATATCAAACAACGAAAGAGCTTTCTTTAACTTGTCTGTAATTTGTTTATCTTCTATTGATGGTTTCACATTACCAGATGGATGATTATGTGCAAAAACAACTCCACTTGCCAAGCTGTCTATAGCATACTTTGCGACAATCTTTGTATCTACCAATGTGGAGGAAACCCCATCCTGTGAAATCTTAGCCCACGCAATGGCATTATTGACATTATTCAACATGATGATGAACGAACTTTCGTAAATGAGCAAATCTTCGTGGTAGAAGTTTCTTGCATACTGTGAAGCATCATCCGATGAAATGATTCTCTTTTGTTCAAGATTGCCTTTTGTGGCTGATAGTTTGTATTCAATAGCTTTCTTTCCCATCGCTCTACTTTTTAAATAACTTCAAAATCTATTTTGGCAATTACATTGTCTATGCTCTTTATTTTCTCAACAAACTCTTCACTTGCGGTAAATTCAACAGAGAAACCATCAAAATTGAATGGGTGCATATAAGCCACTAAGCAGCTTACTAATCTTTGGCAATAAACTGATGTTTTGTAAGTTTTCATAATCTTTCTCCTATTTTCAATGTTATACTTTGCTTTTCTTTATATAGCTAAGATACTGATTATTAGTGATATATACAAATTTCTAAAACTATTTACCTGCTGATTACCAGTGAATTAAACAAGGTTTAACGGATAAAAAAAAGAGCGACCGAAGCGCCGCTCTAATCACGTAATGTCTATCATGCTATTCTTTGAGATATCTATATGCCTTTAAGTACTTATTCAATCTCACGAGGTCTTTTTCTGTCAATTCACTCAGTCGGGTAATATCCATATTATCCTCCAAGTCGTGTATCTTGACTTGCCTGCCTATTGGATTTAACCGAGAGCGTTTTATGAAATCTTCATAGCTTTCTTCTTTGTTACGGGAAACAGAGAGAATAGCATCCACTATTTTGCGAGGGAAACCTTCCATCAGTAAATATTCGGCAGTAACTTCGGTATCTTCTATTGTATCGTGCAACAAAGCAACAATTCTTTCTTCGTCAGTAGAACATCTGCTTGAAACACGAATAGGATGGAAAATATAAGGTGCTCCAGCTTTGTCAACTTGATAAATATGCGCGTCTGTTGCTATTTGAAGGGCTTTTTCTAATAAAGTGCTAGTATTCATCATATTCTGATTTTGAAATTTCTTTTCCTCCAAGAATTATATCACAAACTGCCTCATTGGATTGTGGTATTTCTATCTCATTACGTCCATGATGTTTTATATATGATTTTGTTTGACCGTTATCGAGATATAAACGGATAACAGCTTCTTCAAAATTGTCAAGCAAATAAATCGTTGAGCCTGACTGCAATTTATTGTACAATTCTTTTGAGTTCATTTTTATATGTAAAGATAGTGATTTTTATTGGAAATGACTATAATACTCGATTGATTTTTCAGCTATTTTTTGCGCCTTTTTATCAGCTTTGTCTAATATTCGCCATTCTTCGTAATATTTATGCCCTAATCCTCCTTCCATATCTGTTTGCTTTCGTATCTCTTTCCAACGTTCTTCTCCAAGAATTTTTTTTGCATCTTCCGGCTTTTCTTTGGCATAAATCATTCGTTCTGTATTAACTTGAATTTCGGCAATTAATCCGTTAGATGTTTGGATATTGACTATATTGCCACTATATCCCATAAAAGATTCCGGTTTTTGTCTTTTCAGCCGTACAAACGAATCACTTTCTGACAGTTCGTTCAATACTTGATCTATTTGTGATTTGGGGACTATAATTGTCGTCCTTACTGAGTCTTTTATATCGTATGGAGTTATATCTTCCGTTATTACCTTTCTTGTTATTGATGAAATGCTTTTGTAATTGATTGGCGTTACAAATCCTTTATTCCTTTTAGCTATGGATTCCGCCAAATTTTGTATCTCATTCCCAACTAAAGAAGCACGATAAACAATCTCTTTAGATGAGTTCTCAATGTTTATATTCTGAACAATTGATTTGTTATCTCTCAAAAAATAAGGTAGAGTGTTTCTTTTATGGGCTTTCTCAATCCTTTGCTGATTGGAGATAACCCATTTCTTGAAATTATCGGATACATCCTTTACCTCATTCACGCTTTCGGTAGTAACCTTGCTCTTTCCATCCCACGCCCAAAACTCTTCTTCTGTTTTAAGGATAGGTATCTTATAGCATCGGCAGGACGGATGCCAACCGGTCCAAACAAAATCTTTCGGATATTTACCGACCAACGATTCACACACCACACACGGAAATTCTCTGCCGGAGCGTTTGATTTCATAGCCTACTACGAAATCCATTTGTTTCCAACGCTCATTTTCAGCAGTACGGTAAGCCATATTGATTTCAGAACGAGCCAACCGAATAGAACGATATTCACAATCCTTGAGGTGTTCCGCATTTCCGAACATCTCTTTATAATCTTTTTGCAGGGATGGAAAATCGAGCAGATATTTAGAGATTTGCTTACTCAACGTAATAGCACTGGTGCCTTTTTGAATAGCGCAGGAAATAGCAGCTTCCAATTCTTCCTTGTAAATCGTAGACTGTTGCCAAAGTTTATCAGAGATATTGAAGCCTTTATCCTTGCGGTTCTGAAACGCTTTTAGAGCATCAGAGTTGGTTTGGTACAGAACCTTATACTTTTCTCTATCAATCTTGGCTGTGTAGGCTTTCAAAACCTTATCAGCCATCAAGTCCTGTGCCTCATTGCTAATCTTCCACTCATCAGAAGTACCACGATAGATAACAGAACAAACATCATCTACGAACCGAGCTTGAATGTCTGCTATAGACTTCTTGGTTTGCGGATAGTCAGAAAATTTGAAGACAGTACCACCGTCGGCATCATATTCGGTATTCAATGCAATCTTAGCGGCTTCCAGATTAAGAGTATCGTATATCTGCTCAACAAGGGCGACATATCTGTTTAGCCGGTTGTTGAGTTCCTGATATTTCTTCTTTTGATTTGGAATCTTAGGTTTTGCCATGATTAAACATCATACATATTTTGTCCATTGTCCTATACGATAAAGGTTCGCACCTTCCTGTGAAAAGCCAATAAATAGCTTGTGCAATTAAAAACGGAATAACAATTATCATCATTGCAATAATCAAACATAGCCGCAAGAAAACTTGATTCACTCTGGTTGCAGTCGCTCTGACGCTATTATAGTTTTCATGATTGAGACATTCAGCTTTGCTAAGAAAACACTCAGCTTCTCTAAATCCGCAATATTCAGGAGGAACACCTTCAAGTACATAAGCGACAGATGTACCTCTTTCTGGATGTACAAATATCTCTATAGCTTTAATTCTATGGCGAGTAGGAGCATTCTTGCCAACCCACACATAATCGCCAATGTTATATTTATTCTTAATTTTCATTTCTTTCTGAATTTATTTAGCACTTCTATGAATTTTCTCATTGCATTAGCAGTATCTTCTATCATTTGAGGTTGCTTTGCTTTTAATTCAGCGATAGATTTATCTCCAATGGCTTCTGCTTCCTGTGATATATTAGCCTTACTCCATTCCTTGTTGCATTCTTTATTGCAGAAGAAAAAGCATCCACTTATCCCATATAGGAATGGCATCTTTGCTACAAATCCCATTTTTAGAGCTTCTGACATGGCAGCACCATCGGACTTTTCGGTATCAAACAAGTGCTTGCCGCACGTAGCACATTTAATTTCTCGTTTCATCTTTTCTCGAATTTGTCACATATATCACGATTCAAAAACTTACTCCATTGGGAAAACTTACAACGGCACATGAAAACATCACCTTTCCAATCTTTCTCATGCCAATCATACGAATGTTTGCAACCTCGGCAATGGTACTTGGATTGAGGAATAACTTTCTTTGCCATTATTCCTCAATTTTATCAGGTGCAGGCATTTCCAACAGCCGGATAGCCTTAATCGTTTCTCTCCATTCCAAGATAGCCTTACACAAGCGATGATAGCCATCGGCTATTTGTCCTACTTCGTCCAATATGATAGGGTATTCAAGCGAACATTCATTAACTCGTTTCATCTGAAAGATAAAGCTATGAAGCTGATTGCATTCAAACGGTTCAGTAGTCAAGTCAATATTCCATAAAGGCATATCAAGAACCGGATACTCCTTAGCTTTGGCAAAATCGTATAGTGTTTGCGCATTCCATATTTTATTGCCTCTATGGTATTCGCTTTCATTAAAGCTCATGCTATCTATTGGTACTTTCATGCTATTCCTTCTTAATGTACACTTTGATTTCACCTGTAACATGAAGTTCATTGTCAACTTTCTCTACGGAGTATTCAATAAGTCCTCTTTGGATAATGGAGTGTATAATAGATTGACGAACCTCATCCTTAACCTCTTTAATGAGCATATCGTCAGCCTTTCGGTTGGACCAGCCTTCATCGAGTTTCATCTTCTTGTGATAATCCTTAATTTCCTTCTTGGTGCGACCGAGGCAGATGCCAAGTTTCTTCGCTTCGTAGTTGTCAACTCGTTCAATGCTACTCAATCTTTCTTGCGGATTGATTTTATCGGCCAGCTTAATGAGCCATTTTGATATTCTACTTCTCATAATTGTCAAGTATCTTATTTACGGTTTTCTCTTCCACCTCTTCAATAATAGATATTGCTGCATCCAATGCAATTCCTAGTTCTTTAGGACTTGGCATAGGTATTTCTGCACCTCTTCTCCAATGGTTGTAGTCGCGTAGGAATTTTACCAATTCTTTCTTATCCATAATGTTATCTATAAGCAAGCAGCGCAAGTGGAAACCTGCGCCACCGTTACCTTCTCTACACGTGGCAGATAGGTTATTCTAAGACGATCTCCCAATCTTCGGCAAACACGTCACTAATAGACGGTACCCATGAATCAGCACGACCAGTATTTTCATTGTAAATAAGGCACTGGCTTGTGTAGTCAATGAATCCTTTGCCTTTTAGAATAAGGGCTTTTGCTGATTGGGGAAGTGATTGCATTTTAGGAATGATTTCTTCGGTAATATGAGCAGGGACTTGCTTTACAACAAACAAACCTTTGCCGTTCCATCCACTTCTTCTGACAGCTCCACCTTGTTTCAATATTTCGATAGCATCTCCAAATGTCATCAGATGTAATGGAGCTTCAGGTGCCCCGTCAATTCTACCGATACGGCATTCCAGCACGTTAATATACCTGCTCATGATACGATGCTGTAAACGAAGCAAATGGTTCTGATATTTGTCTGTTACAACTTCGTCTATTTTTCCGGATTCAATAAATGGGGCAAATTTGTCCATCTTTTCATACAAGTCTCGCATTTCAATGTGCAATCGGTCAAGAAATGAATCTGCACACTTGTATGCTTTATCGAACGGTTCTGCCGGAGACCAACTTTCATACCCATCCTGATACCTCACGTGATAGCCTGCTTTTGACTTCTCATTTTCGTTAGGCACTTTTCCTGCTTGCAGCAAGCCTTTCTCATACGCTTCTCCCATTGTCATAGGTTCGGCTTCAATCTGTTTCGTTCCAATATACTTTTTCATTGTTATTATTTTTAGAATGATTATTCTGCACCTTCAAACAAGCTATTTACTCTTGTCTGTTGAGTGGCTTTATCTTCTTCTTGAATTTGCTTTAAAGTTTCTTCAGGATCATTAGAATACCCGGCTATGCGGATAGATTCAAGTTGGCTAAATATGGCTTTACCTCCATTCCCTTTTATACATCTATTAATCAATGCATCTTCATCATTTTGAATAAATGGGGTGATAACGTGCTCAACCTCTATGTTGTCTATTTCACTCTTCCACTCGGTATTCATCATTTTTAAAAACTCCTTGATGACATTGCATTCACGCTCAAAGAACTCTATCCAGGCACCGGATTCATCACCTATTTTCAGATGGGCATCAGATAACATCATTTGTCTTGCATCAAACCCGATATTACCAAGGCTTTTCATGTTCTCAAAAGAAAGATCAGGCATTTGAGCTTGCATAAAGAAGAGCTTTAATAAAGTCTCTACATGGTACTTCAAAGCTTCTATAGCTTGAGTCCATGAAACATAAGCCACATCACCTCCATTCTTTAACCGGAACAATCTACGTGTTTCTCCTTTATCCTCCTCACCGACTAATTCTCCAGTTACTTTCAACACAGGAGCGGAGTTGTAAGCAATGACATCAGAATTACGGGATAACGTATATTCAATTTCTTCGCGAATATGCGACAACCCATAATACACAGGTTCAGGACGAAATGTGTAAGCACCAGGTATTTTACCAAGATGAAATGCTATTTTTTCCGGAGCTATGACAGATTCCCAATCACCATTTTCCTGTTTCCATTTATAGTGCTTATTAGCTGTATATGTTTCAAAGAAGGTAACTTCTTTGTTATTTATTTTTTTCTTGTATTCAAAGGACATAGCAATCATATCCCCTAATTCATCAAACAAGGGATATAAATCCACTCCGTCCATAGGAGAATACGTCTTACACCTCAGCTTATATTCACTTTTGAAGCCATATAAAGTGTTGGGTTTCTTAACTGCATACCAAATCGTAAAGATTTCACAAGAAGCAAAATAAGTGTTACCACGTTTAGTGTTTTCAGAGTCAATACGGGCATATTTATAAATAGCCTCAATAGCTTTGGCTATTTTTTGACGTGTTTCATTATCTTCTGTGTTGTGATAAACACGCCTGACCGGGATAGCGAAAGCAAATTCAGTAACACGTTTTACAAGTAGTCTTTCCAAGCCAAGATAGATACGTGAAGCAGGGTCGACGCTTCCATCAGATCTCGTTTTATCCTTACGACCAATTTTATCATCGACTATCTTATGTTTGGATGGCTCGTAATCTTTTAATAATTTACTCCATTCAGGAACATTTATAGACTTGTTTTTTAAACCACTGATAATATCAGATACAGTTCTTGTATTATTAAATATTTCGGTTATTTCGTCCATTGCTGTATAATTGTACGGTACGGCTTCATACCGGTGGTAAATGTTATTTGGATAGGAATTTTTCTACAAAGTAAATCTGCCCTTTTCCAGTTACCTTAGTCGTGGTAGTCACCAAGACCACTCCGTCAGGCTTTGTTATGGAAGTCTGCTTTAGCTCAAACAATCCAAGTTCCATCGCTTTCTGTGTTGGCTGGTTGTAGTATTGTCCTTTTGAGCATAGATAACCATTTTCGCGCATCCAAACAAATAAACGGTTCTGACCTATATTTACACCGTTCTGCTGTAATATCTTTGCAAGTTCAGCAACCAAGCATGAACGTTGAGAAGTTGAAACCGCATCGGCAAAAAGAACTTTGGGTGCGTCTTTTTGTATCTTCTGTTCGGCCTCGATACGCTTCTGTTTTTCTTCTTTTAGATTGGTTGCAAGCCGAATCAGAAAATCAGGTGAAGTCAAAGCCTTTTCTAATGTTTCGTTTGTCATATATATACCATGCTTGCGGATTGAAGGTAAAACTTCGCTTGTTACCCATTTGCGAAACTTTTTAGCTTCAGGTTTACGGCTGTCCAATATTACATCATACAAACCGTCCTCATCAACAAAGTTCGTTTGTTGGATTCCGCCTGCTGTTTCAAGGGGGTACTTTGAAAGTACATCCTTATCTAATCTTTGAGCTACCTTACTGGGAATCAAATCCAAAACTCGGCATACATCTGCCAAGCAAAATAATGGCTCATTATTCTCACTCATTGTAATTCTTATTTGCCCAAATTGCTCATACTCCAAAATCTGAATTGCGTTCATAGTGTAGTTCCGTACTCCTTCATACGGTGATTAATTGATAATAATTGCTCCTAAAAAGAAACCGGGTAACACATGACGTACTACCCGGCAACGTGAAAGGGCACGTTAACTTGAATGTTATAGTGCAAAGATAATTATTTTATTTGAATTTCAAATAAAATAATAACTATTTCAGAGGAATATTACAAAGAACTTCCTGCGCACATTCTCCTTTCAAATAATCCACAGCAATAGCAGCAATGGATTTTGACTGGAGAGTTTTCAACTCATGATATTTATCAAATCCTACATCGTTACTTTTGAGTATCTCCAATGCTTTCGTATATCCTTCTTTCACAGAAGCATTTACAAATTTGTTTATCTTCTTTTCCTGTAGCCTTACTTCTATCTTCCTGATAGTATCAGCAATATGCTCTTGTTGTGGAATAGGCAACTTTTGTCCTAAGAATATTGCCATACGGTTTAAATCTTGTTGTTTCATATTTTCAGTTTTTACAAAATTACAACATATTTCTTAGAATATCTTCATCACTTACGACCAAGTAATCATACGGATAAAATGTATTAGCAAGCGCATCAAACCAGTCAGGAGAACGTTTGATGCGTTTCTTTATCTCCTCTTTTTTTTCAATAAAAATATTTCCGTTGCTCATGAACCCCCAATGCGTTTCAGTAGCTTCTTCCATTAATTTATCACAAGGCGGAAGAGCCGCTCCAAACCCATTCTTCGGATTAAGCCAATCACGTACAGCCCAAAACAAATAAGCTCGCATATTGGCGAAGGTATATTCGCCTGTTATATCATGCAGTCCATGCGCGCTTTCTGAAAACTTACAAGAATATGCATTTTTGTGGTCAAGTTCCTGTAGTCGTGAAAACACCCCTGCCCCCTCACCAATAGTGTCAATAAACGCTTTTGAACCTTTTTTGTTAAGATACTTGGTAATCATCCCAGCAACATGCATGTGATCAGCCGTTCCTGCGGATTGGTGTACCTCAAACTCCGAGACATAATTACCGTATCTGGGACACAGTACGCTGTCGTCACGTCCCATACCGGCAACATCAACACCAAGCTTGCAGCTTTTTTTCGGAGTAAAACCATCTTCCTTCAACCGCTTCCAGTTCTCATTGGCGATCTCTATCCATTCATAGGGAATAAGCACATCTTCAGCTACTTTAGGGAACATGCCAAGCACCTTGACACGGAATAAGTCATTCGGTCGATACAACCCACCTTCCCATTTGAAATCACCTTCGCCTTCGTTGAAGTCCTCTTGTTGGATAGGCGAGCACCAATTCGAGACTTTATCCTTCACCCATTCATAATCCACTTGACCGGGAATGACTATTTTCTTGCTTACGACATTCTCCGCATTAAGGGAACTTAACCTGAATTTGGCAAAACGGTCGGACTTCATGGCCCGCGCTGCATATCCGGTGGTTACGTTTGGGTTGAACACGATGAGTAAACGTGAATTTCCCTGCAAGTTACCTTCAATGGCGTTGAATGTGGTTTCAGAGATACCTGATGCCTCTGTTACAACAAACATGGTGTTTACAGCATGAAATCCTGACCATGCTTCCATATTATCGTCAGAACTCTTAAACCCCGTTAGAAACCATTCATCATAGTTTGTTTTAATGCCAGATGATAATAATCTTCCGGGCAATACTCCAGCATTGCGAAACAATCGTGAGATTTCAGGTATCATAATGTTTTGTACTTGACGACCAGTTGGAGCGGTCATGGCAATCTTGGTGTTTTTTACAAGCTTTCCATTTTCCCAGCGAGGAGTAAGATACATAAAACAGATAGACGCACAAGCAGCCACGAAGTCCTTCCCACGAGCAGTGCCGGAAGCAACAGCAGTCATCCTATTGTACTGTACAGAGTGTATAATATCCTGCTGTTCATTATCCAAACGTGCTTTCATCACATCGGAACAGAACTTGCACCAATCGTCCCTCCACGCCTGCATATACAAGGCAGCCTTGTCGCTCAAATCCATTACTCTTCTATTTTGTCCGGTAATTCTTTCATCAAACTTTCAAACGGATTGACATTGACATCCTGTTCAACGCGTTCTATATAACCACGTTTCTTGCCTTTAGTTTTTAGGTAAAAGATGATGGCAGTCAAATCATCATCGTTAATGGCATTCAACAGCTTTGATTCAACACGATCGATAATACCTTCATTTATCTCTTCAACGATTTCTTTAAACTTGGGGTCATTATCAATCCATTTATAATAACAGGCACGGCTGATTCCGGTCATATCACAAGCGTATGAAATAATCCCCTGCCCTTCTTTTAAATTTTTCAAGAACAATTTCTGTCTTTCCTTCTTTCCCATAATCTTATAACTTTACATGCCAATACGTCTTTAGATTTTCATCAAAGACGCATTAGAACATAAATTAAACATCAATCAAATAAAGACCTCTGCACGCATCCGTCCTCAATTTCTTTCATTTTCTTATCATCCGGTCTCGGAGTTATATTATTCTTATCGTAAAAACCGTTCTTCTCCAAATAGAAATATCTGTTCCAAGTACACTTATCATATTCACCTTCCTTATATGGGGTTAAAGCGGATTGTTCGGCAATGATAAACTCCTTTTTCGTCTTCCCCAACTGCCTACCTCTATGGGTATGACAATCGAACACATAGTCTGGTATTACCATGTGCCGATTATCGTAGTCTTTCAGATATACAATAGGATAATCGAAATCATTTACATAGAGGCTACAACGCCCATACTTTACAACCTTTAGAAGTACGGTAACAGCCTTTGCTACAAAAATGGAAGATTTGAGCGAAGTGGTAGGTTGCATATCATCAGCCTTCTTTAATGCGACAATCTCGTTCGTTACAAATTGGTAGTTGAGATTGCTAGCTATGGAAACAATGCGTTTCCATAAAAACTCCCGGTATCTTACCATTAACTCATTAGCTAAATAACCGGCTCTAACATCATCTTTACCAGTTATGGCACGTTCCAATAACCCGGCTACCAAAAATGTATCATGCCCATTCTTGGTGTAGCATCCTGCGCTATCTCCTACATATTCATCCTTTGGAAATTCTATTCTATCTCTTGAATTAAGCAGGTTGCAGGCGAAATAGTCAGCATCACGATTCTTTCGTGCAGCAAGCAAAATACCAATAGCCTTTTCTATAAACAAGGGAGACTTATTCTGCCAATTCTGCGAATCATCAGCTTGTTTCAATGCAACAATCTTATTCGTAATAAGATCATAACAATCTTCTGCCGATACACACAATAGTCGCTTCCACAGATAATTTCTAAATCGTGGTGCCAATTCATTGGCGGCATAGCAGGCGTAATCCTTGTTACTCCTTCGTATTGCTTTCTGGATGAGGGATGAAACCTCAAACATATTGTGACCGTTTTTTGTGTATAATGCATTTGCCATATCTCAATCTATTATGCGATTTCAAATTTTGAATTTGGATTTAATTTAATCAATCTTGCTATCACTTCCTCTGCCGTTTTTTCAGTTCCCAAAAACTGATGGAATGTAGGGCGAGCAGATTTCGTTCCATCTTTCTTTATTCTGTAAATAAATGCACCTTTTGACAAACCTTTTGAATTAATGTACTTTGTTGCTTTCATTGTTTATCTCCTATTTTTAAGTTATACTTTGCTTTTCTTTTATATAGCTAAGATACTGATTATTAGTGATGTATACAAATTTAAACACCTGATTATCAATAAATTAAACAAGGTTTAACGGCTTACATATCATCAACACAAACACATCTTGGCTTAGGCATTATGAAATCATTAGCAACATTACATCCATAAGCCCCGACATTGAAAATAAGAATCTTATCACCTATATTGGCGGGACCAGAATAATCACGATGGATAATATCATTCTCAATACAGGTGCATCCATAAATGGTAGCGTGTTCAACGTAATCACTATCGTTTGAAAGCACTTTGCAGGGAGGGTTCTTTGTGTGGCAGACAAAGCCAACATCATCACGCTTGCAGTCCACAACAAGCATTGTTTTTCCTCTGATAACTTTTTTGCCGATAATGGTTGCAAGTAGAGACATAGAAGTGGAAACTATCGGTGTGCCATTCTCGGTGATAAGCTGCACTTCTCCATCAGGGAACTCTCTTGCAAACACTTCACCAATAACTTTGGCGTATTCCTCATACAATGGGACATATTCACCATATTGCATTTTGAGACTATCATCCATGCGACCGAACATATTTCCTCCAATATCAACAATACTGGCATCAAGTTCTTTTGCGTATCGAGCCATCATTTCGGCACGTTTCCTGAAATACGAAAGTCCACGAGCATAAGAAATATGACAATGAACACATTTTACTTTTGCCAATCCCTTTCGTTGCAGTTCTGTAATTTCTTGGTAACCTTTGCTATCAACATCAATTCCGAATCTTGAAACTATGCCATTTCCAATATCAAAATTTAGACGAACTCCAATAGTAAGCGGTACGGTACATATTCCAACAAGTGATCCAAGTTCACCAACATTATCAACATTCACTATTCCACCATGATTAGCACAACGTATCTTATCGTCCAAATCCGGGATAACACCATTGTATATAATCCGGCTGTCATCAAATCCATAGTTCCGTGCAAGCTGATACTCTTTGGGAGAAACAACTTCCGCATATCCACCGACTTCTTTTACCACATTGATGAATTCTTTGCAGTAATTCGTCTTGAAACTGTACCCGATATTATAGTTTGGGTAGTATTTTCTGAAAGCGGCTATAAAATCGGTGATATTCCGTTTGAAGTCGCTTTTGTCTGCTATGTATAGAGGTGTTTTCAAATCACCGCTTGACATTAATCTTTGCTGTATTTTTTCTAAAGTCGAAATCATAATACTTTCCCCATTTGTTTTTCATTGCACATCTATACTCATAGTTCCTTTTAGAGTCAATGGTGGTACCTCCTTCGTTGGAAGCCTGGACACCGTAACTGTGGAAATACTTAGGCAGAAGTACAACTCTATTCATAAGTAATTCCTGTAACATCATATCAACATCAGAGATAGCCGGGTCCTTAAGATCGTACTTTGCTTTGAGTGCTTTCTTATTAATCCATCGAACGTGACCAGGCATCCCTTTAAAACAAAATTCCTTGTCATACACGTACAATGCCATTTGAGGATTGTCAAAGGCAAGTCCGAGATTCAGATCGTAAAGCTGTTGACCAATACGAAGTATTTCATTACAAGTCCTTTCTTTCCAGTCCGGATAATTCTCTGCTGTAATAGCAGTATAATTATTAAGGCGATAACAAAAATGCTTTATATCGTCATCGGCAACAAATATTACATCTTCGGGTGTATTCTCAATAATCCAGTATAATGTTGACATGAAGCTATGTACCTTACCGCCACATTCAAGCGTAGCATCTTTAGGAATGACAAGCATATCATCTATGCAGGCATCCCTATAAGCATCAGCTTCCTCTTCTCTAACAACATAAGTACAGTATTCAAGACAATGTTTGGTCATTATCTTGTGAGGTCGCTGATACGACATAACATATATGTTAAACGTAATATCGGGTATCATAGAACTTCTTCATCTTTAATCCGTAGTTTAATTCGTATGTGGATGGAATTTCATAACCAAACAATTGTTTGCATCGCAGATAAGCCATATTGCATCCGGCTTGACGAACAAACGGAAGTGAAGCGTTGATGCGCGGATTTATTTCAAGTAACACTACTTTGCCATCTTTCTTTAGAATGAAGTCAAAAGCCACATTACCATCAAGCCCAAGTTCAGCTACAATCTTCTTCACAATATCATACGCCATATCATTAGATTGAATTTCTCCATACATAATGGATCCAAAAGCCATCATGTAGCCGACATACCCACAAATATGAGTAACAACTCCGTTTTTAGCAAGCGCACTCACTGTATAGTCTAATCCTTCAATTTTCTGCTGGAGAATAACCTTGTTTTTACCATTGCTAACAATAGATTTCAAATCATGCAAGGATATGTATCTATTCTCTCCAAACTTATTGAATAGAGAGGTGTCATTGCTCTTCCTGTCATCCACAACAGCAAACCCCTTACCTCCGCACAAATTATCCACCTTACAACAAATGGAGCTGTTTTTATATTTAAACATAGAGGCAAAAACATCCACATCAGAAACTCCATTCGGTATAATTTGTTTCGGCATCAAATCAGCAAAGCAACCATAAAGAGCAATCTTGTTGTTGGCAACCAGCAAACTATCAATAGAGGAAACAGAGACAAGAATACCGTTTTGCTCAAACTTCTCTTTAGCGCGAGCCATTATCTCCAGTTCCAATGTCGCTGTAGGCATAATGATTGAAATATCAAGCTCCTTACATAAAGATATGAGTGTTTCAATGTAATCAGGTGCAGCTACAGCCGGAACCACAAAATTACCGTCTGACAATTCAGCCGGTGGAAGATTAGCCGCAATAGAATTTGTAACATACACTTTTACCTTAACTCCATCTTCATTGTTTTTCAGACAATCTATAACTTCCTTTACGTGAATGGAGCAGCACGTAAGCAGCACATTGAAACCTTTCATCTTTTTTCTTTTTTAGGGGTTATTTGAGCTTTTATATCATCGTACCAAATAGCACGCGCTTTAATCTTTCGTTCTTTAGTGGCATTTTTAGATACCAGAACTTTCTTGTCGTCAATTCCAAGAGTACGGGTAAGATTCAAGTAGTCAATCTCGCTCCTGCACACAATCATCACGTAATCATACTTCTCGTATCGTATGAGTTCCATGTCCTTAATTTTGCTTTCTTTCGTATTTAGGTTCCCTAAATCGAGACTTAAATCAATCTTTAAGTCGGCAGTCCATTCCGCCAATTTATCCATATCCCATTCACCGGCATGGGTATTCGCTTTGATATTGATAGCCTTTAGTTCTGATTCACTGTAACCAATAAGGCGTTTGCACAAAACTTGCGTGTCCGGATTATCCATAAGAATAGAAACACGCTGATGTCCAGAAATGATGTTATTGTGTTCGTCAATAACAATAACACCAAAATCACCAAGATTATCAAGCGATTCTTTCAACTTCTCCTTAGCTTTTTTTTTCAGTGGCTTACGAGGATTACCGAATTCTGTTTTAAGTTCAGATACTGGCAGTTCTATTACTTCTATTCTTTTATCCATTGGTCTCTTTTTATAGTGAATGTATGTACATTAGGTCTGATTGGAGAAGTTCCAAGATCCTTAAATTCAAGTTTCAAAGCATTCTTCCATGCCGCAATATTACTAGGATTGATATATTGATAAATACCTTTCATTTTAGCAATACGGAAAGCATATTCAAGGATAAGGCGGTTACATTCATAGCCTACACCCTTGCCCCAATATGATTTATTGAGTATATGGGTGTGAAGTTCCCCAAATCCACACGCCAATTCATCTATTCTATCTATGAAGACATTGCCAATATAAGTGTCGTCAGCAAGAATGGCGAAGCGGATGCAGCGATTAAGTTCTACTTGCTCACGATAGAAATTGGTTTCAGATTCCAACGACAAAGGAGAATAAGGACTTTCGCAAATAGCGTACTTCCATATATCCTTATCCTTACGCATTTCCCAGCTGTATTCAGCATCAGATATTCTTTGAGGTCTTATCTTTATTTCCATATTTTCCGGTTATGTACAACTTCATACATTTTCTGTGCAAATGCCTGCCGAGCATATTCCCGACAGGCTTAAACACAAATTCAATCATTCTTCAAGCTACTTACAAGAACACTTATGCCATTTTTCGGCTTCTTTCAGTCGTGTCAGATGGCAATTCCCATCACCCCGTAAACTGCACAAGCTTTTATGTTCTTGTTTTTGCTTATCGCTACTATAAGGGTTGAGGTATCGGCAGGACTCGAACCTGCAATGCTTGGCAATCTTCACGTCTTTTGCGTAGAACGGTATGATTAGTTTTACATTGATGTCCCGTTTTCATAACATCGCAACCAAGTCTACTAAGAGTTGTCAGCGTCTAACCAATTCCGCCACGATACCAGTTGTCCGTCTTTCCGAACTGCCATCGATGTTGCAACCGAACCACTCGTTCACCCATGAGCTACGCTGGGGAATGCTTTCGCATTCGTCTTAGTCTGTTCCTAAGCGCCAACATCATGAACCGCCATGTCGTCACCGTCAACTGCTGCATGATTTTGCAGAAATCCACCTTGATAAATACTCTCTGGGACTTATTCCGGATTTACCCATACCCTTTCTACCTACCACTCTATCGGCTTTCCCATCTTCGGACAGACCCGACACCCGTCTTCAATTCGGATAGAGTGATGCGTTCATTGATACAAGACTGCGGGAATTCAAGGACTCGAACCTTGTTCTTCGGATTTTCAGTCCGACGCATAGACCAACTTTGCTAAATTCCCTTGTTAGCTAATTGAAGGAAGCAAGATTTGAACTTGCAATCGGATGATATTCCACGCTGTCAGACTGTTTACGTCCATCCTTTTTCACCGCTGACAGGCGGCTACTTAACAATCCCATTTCTGTCATTCCTTCAATTTAGCTGTTTTCTCTTATTTCTGCCTCAAAAGTAACTATTTTTATTTGAATCTCAAATAAAAATAAGTAAAAAATAGTATTTTTCGACTTTCAAGGTCTCAACTTTCCAACATTTCATCATGTGATCCGTTTCGCGTCCCATATTAAACCATTTACCTATATAATTTTCATGGGCTTCTTGTTCAGGTAGATTGATTGGAGTTATAAACCAGTCTTTATTTCCTCGCTTATCTTTCAGGTAAACTTTTACCGTTGTTCTCATAATTACTCTCCCCACAACTTTAGTGCAAGTTCATAATTCTTCTGCGCCTCGTTCACAGCTTTCTTGGCGTAAGTGAGAGTATAAGAGTGTGAACGTGGATATTTACCGGACTTTACACCCTCATGGTATTCTTTAGCTACTTCCAACTTATGTTCGTAGAAGTCGATACTTTCAGGCATTGAAAGATTGATAGTTTCAGCACGTTTTTCCCAATACTTGGCTACTCTTTCATGTTCGGCAGCTTTGTCACTAAACTCAACGCTTTTCCCCATGTTATTCCAGGCATCATCTATCATCTTGCGATGCCCTCGTTCGCTGTGGTGTCCCACTTTGATCGGCTCGCCTAAAGAAAGAAAATCCCGATGTTTGTTTGATTTCTGAAAATACTCATTACTCTTTTGTGCAGCCGATGATGCCCAATCATGCCTGCGTTCCGCTCTTTGCTTCGCCCATTCCTGTACATTGAAACCGTCAGCTCTAATGATTGAGTAGTAGAAAAATCCATCACGTTCAAATACAAGATTAAAGACGATACTTTCGTTCTCTTTACCGTACTTGGTGGTTACCTCGATAACTTCTCCTTTTTCGTGCTTTTCAGTGCACTTTGCCAAAAATACATTTGGACAGAATTTGTGATAAGTATTCATTGCTCTTATTATTTATAAATTTCTATACTTCGCCATTCTTTTGACATTCAGTTCCCAATCTGTTTTCACGTAATTCTCAACATCTTCTAAACTTCCAATCTTTTCGGGTATTGATGAACCACACATATAATATCCGAAACAACCATCTTTCTTATAGATGTATCCGTATGTTGTCCCTGATGGAGATTTGCAGATAGCTACTTTTTCTTTCATTGCTCTTAATTTTAAAATGATGGATCTATATAATGATTCTGATAATGCAGCATAAGAAGCACTCCGTCTTTGTACGACTGTCCTTCTGCTACCCAATATCCGTTTCTTCTTTTAGTGAATACTTCTGCACCGCCTTCAAGTTCGGGCAAAATTTCGTACTCTCCAGCGTAATAATCAATACACTTGGTTTGATTGAAAGTAACCTCAATCTTGCATGGTGATACTATTTGGGTTACAGTGGCTGCACGCTTATCTGAGTAATAGCAAACTGTACAACCTAGACCAAGTTTCGGTACAAGATTCTTGATAGCTTCCATTCGTTCTTTATCTTTTTCTTGTCTCCATTTGAAAAAGTCCTTTTCGTTAGACGGACACTCTCTTTTTTCTATTTCATGAAGAATTGCAAAACTTTCTTCACTTGTTAATTTACCCAATGTTTTCATTGCTCTATATTTTATCCGTTATACGTTGCTGTTATTTCCTTTGCATGAAGTTCTTTTCTCAACTCACTATTCTTGTATATTCTTACAGATACGATTCTAACCGTATCAGACAGGAAACGCCCACAGTCTTTTGTCACCTTTTGTTCCAACTTCAAAGCTTTCGCTAGATTTTTTGTACGCTTTTTTATGGTGCTCTTGAATCCGAAGACGAAATCTTCGGTGTCAATCTCGAACTGATAGGTGTCAGAGTGTAATATCTGGTTAAGCTCGGATGTCATTCGTTGTATTTTACTCACTGATTTATGTTTTAAAATTCAACAATTGCAATTTCATATTCAAGACCTGAAAGAACACCTTCAATCAAAGATTCCATTTGTTCCATTTCTTCCAATTCTGTTTCTTCAAACTCTTTTGATTCCCAGATGTTCGATGCAGTCCATTCGCCATTCTCTGAAAGGAAGCGATTATCTTCTATTCTCCAATAACCATTTCTCGCATCTCTTAAACTAATTTCAACTTCTATCTTTTTCATTGCTCTTATTAATTAATTTGTTATTTTCGATATGTAAAGATACAAATAATATATTGAATATCAGTATGTTACACTCAAAATATTCGGCACATAAACTATGTTTAACTATATGATTTACAGATACTTTGAAGCGAGAATAGCCCTGCTTTTCTCAATCTCCTTAGCAGGATCAATGCCAAGTTGCTGATAAAATAAGGAATTACCGGAAAGACTTTCGCTGGCAATCTGTAAAGTCCTGCGTTCTTCTTTGGTGAATCCAATGCGGAAGGTGCGGAAGATTAATAGTGCTTCTTTCAAATTTCCAGCACGGAGTAGAGATATCGCCTTATTAGTCTTTGTTTCCATTAATCTATGAGTATTTCCGATCCAATCATTTCATTTGCTCTACTAGCATTTACAAAATAAAAGCGTCCCTTAGAAACATAACTGTCTTCTGATGTATACACTTTTATAGCATAGTATTGCCTTTGAGCTTGTGAGTAACATATCTTCCAAATAGTTTTCCACTTGACAATGAAACGTGTTCTCTTGGCAAACGCCTGCTCAATTTCTTTTTCTTTAAACTGTATTCCTGCCAATGTCAACATATTATCAAATTTTATCATTCAACCACTTATCCCTTTTCTCTCTACACGCCTCTAAGGTAGGTGCGCAACAAGAAAACAGCTCGTTACTTTCAGTACGGTAGTCGTACTGGTACATTCTCACTCTCTTACCTCTCAATTTGGTAGTGTAGGTAGTGTAATTCTCTTTACCGGGTTGGCATACGCTGCAACCGTTTTTGTTTATTGAGTTCATAATCATTTATCAATACTTACTTAGTAATTTGTAAAACATTCGCCTTTTCTCTATGTATTTAAGACCATGTCGTCTAAGACCTCGCTTTGATTTTGATACAGTCATTTGACAACCTGCAACGCCAACGTAGATGCAATTTGAATGATGCCTTCTAGCTTCTTTGAAAGCCCACCAAATCGCTTCACGACAATATCTATAGCTATCATTTTGAACACCCTCGTATCCTCTACTCAAAATGAAGTGACCTATTTCATTTGCTTCTTCTTCTGAATAGCATATTGTGAATATATTATTCATCCTTTCTTTGCTTTACTTGTTCAACCAAAAACTTTTTAAAATCATTCTTATACTGGCTGTGAATGATTTTATACTGATGGAATAGATTAGGCAATTGTTTGTAACCTTTGCCATACAAGAATTTGGCTACTAATTCAATCTTTTCACGGTTACTGAAACCTCTGTCTTTGCACATGTTAGTTATACAGACATTCGCCTTGCTGGTAGGCTTCTTTTCAACAGGTTGCATGTATTCATGCTTGCCATAAGAGCGCGTTCTTGGAAAACCAACCGCTTCACCTAAATATTCACCTGTGATAAAATCAAATTCACCGTTAATTAAACTATCTGCTATTTCACCCATAATAATCAATATTTAAAGTCTTACATTCAATCTTTCTTCACTCGTATCAAAAATCACAAGTGTGCGTATATTGCTTTTTCAAGCTCTCTAAGGCTTTTTCTGTAACTAGATATGCGTAGTGCTCATTACTGCCAATACGCTTGATAGAACGTGTTTCTTTGAGAACGACAGGCTTGTTGAAGATGATTTCATACCTACTGCTACAACTCGTTATCAGAAAATCAACGCTACGTTTATATTCGTCCAGTTCTGTTGCTTTGTATTCACCTTTAGGGATGAAATTGGGATTAGGTACTAAGTAGCCTTCTGTTACTAATTCGCCTTTTGAATCATACTTTCTCATCGCTGTGTGTATTGTGGTAGCCCGAAGGCTACCGGTTAAACTTAGAACTTCTCAATTTTGAGATTATCATTGATAATAAATCTACGACCGCACTCGCAAATAATATGGGTTTCTGTAATTCTTTTGATTACCCTTACTACATCTTCATGTATTATACATGGTGTACCATCTGCATAGTGTCCGTTAGATAAATCACCTGACACTCTGTATCTCAAACCAATTTCTATTTCTTTTGTATTCATAATCTTCTATATTGCGCAGGGCTTTCGCCCTGCTGGTTAAACTTAGTTTATTTTGTAATAAGGTTGCTCGCCTCTAATAACTCTCTTTGCATCTGCAATGCTATCATACAGCTTTGATTCATCATTATCTATGATTACAAATTTTTGATGAAAGCCATCTTCAAACATTGTTATTGCGTGACCTTTGTAACTTACTTCTCTGATGATATTCTTTGTTGCCATAATCGTATATCTTTTAATTGTTATTATTATTTAATACCACAAAGTCTTGAAACTTTCAATAGCTCTTTATCGCTCATAAATATGAGATCGAAGAAGATACCTTCATCAAAAGGTTTGTTTTGTAATATAGCTACCGATTTCATTTCACTCATAATTTGAGCTATCAAACTACCTTTTACCTTATCACTCATTTTCTTTGTTGCCATAATCGTATATCTTTTAATTGTTATACTTTGCTTTTCTTTTATATAGCTAAGATACTGATTATTAGTGATATATACAAATTTAAGCACCTGATTATCAATGAGTTAAACAAGGTTTAACGAAGTAGAACAATAACACAGTAAAATCATTCAGACACTTCTTTGCTTTTCAATTTATCAAGAAACTCTCTATCTCCAGAATAATCAGCACCGATAGCTTTCTTGTTTTCTATGATCTGTTCAATGAGCTTAATACATTCCTTTTTAACTTCTTCTGCTTCATTATATCCACATGTTTTGTCAACCAATACCTCTATGTTGGACTTGGGTTTGGAAAGCTGTTTATTGAGGACTTCTAATCGCCAGTAGCAGAAATCAATAATAGCGATGCATTCTAACTTATTCATAATTAATATCTTTTCCCATGTTTGTTTTCTCGTAATTCGTTATATCTCATTTTCTGCTCGATATACCAAAACAGCTCTATACCCAGCATATCAGCCAAGACAAACACCTGTGTAATCGCATAATTAACCTGCTCTTCCAATGAATATTTATAATTCATTATATCTTTTACGATGGCATAGATATTTTCAGTAAATGTTTTCTTTTTAGACACTACATTTACAAGTGCAAACCTATTAAGATTGAGGTTGCGAAGCCCAGCCAAATCGAGCAAACGGATAACAGCATCGGAAAGTTCTTCGGCTACAGTGCCTTTAATACAATAATCATACACCTTCTTGAAATCGTTCATAGGATATGAGATACCCCTCTCGAATTGCATTACATTGGGCTGTTTTCCTCTTCTGTCAGCTTCTACAGCTTCCATCAGTTCAGATATAACAAGGCAAATAAGGTGTTCATTGCTCAGTTCTGTATCATGAAATCCATGCTCGCAGGCGGTTTTATAAGCACGGTTACGCAGTTCGTTCAAATTGACATTCTCCATAATCATATAAGTTTTAATGCTTCTTGTATTCCAACTTCCAATGTTTCTTCATAGGTGTCCCACTGACCACCATCGTTAGGACCTTTAAATATTCCATCGGTTATATGAGTGCCATTATCAGCTTTGCATATATCATAGCCATAGCCGCAAGCGTTTCTAATGATGGAAATATGTAGGTCCTTGGTTTCACGTATCCATTTTTGGGCGATGGATTGTGGCGGTTGGGTACATACTTTTATCGGTAACTCACTATTTGTTCTACTGGTCGTATATTGTCTGCTATCTTCAACATTAATAGCAAGCGAATATGGCTCATTAAACCCTTTCTCTTTCAGAATCTTTGCTGTCTCTAATGTTACAAATTCTTCGGTCATGACTATTCATTTTTAAGTTCTTTCAATACCTTTTTCGCTATCTCATAGTGAGATAACTGCCAATCAGAACAAATATCATCCGCTTCATCATCGTAATGATTGGCGTATACGTATGAGCCCAATTCTTCCCTAAACTGTTCTCCGCATAATCCATTGTCATCACAATCATCGTACATTCTCAATTCATGGGCAACTTCCTTACATTCTTGATGTGTGATAAAGTCATACACGACTCCGTCATATACATTTGTCTGGCGAACATATTTTTGTCCCGGCTGTATCTTATAGCCACAAAACTCACATATATGCTCTTTCTTGGCTGTTGGATAAGTTTCTTTTAGTATTGTTGGCATGGTTATTCCTCCTTTTCTTTAAATGTGTTCGATTAGCTCTTCTACGGTAGCCTTGTGATAATGATTATCTCGTGCACAATCATCGTCATTGGATTTACAAAAAATCCATTCTCCTATTTCAGCATAAACTGTTGCTTCTCCATTGTCCGATCTATCCCAATGATTTACATCGCAAATAAACCACTGATTTTCATTTGTATCATCCCTTAATGCAGCGATAGCCAAGAAAAGTTCTTCGTTGGTTCCGCAATCAATTCTTCCAGCACAATTCCATGTGTAATGAGGATTTGTATCATCAAAAGCCCCTTTAATAATAATATGATAATTGCAGTTAGCTGGTGATGTAGCAATACAAAACCTTTCATCTTCAATTACATCAGTAGGATGGTTGTATCTTAATTCTTCTAGCTTCTTCCGAAGTTCCGGTGTATTTTTGCGTATAAAGCACGGTGTTGTAAATCCCATAGTTGCTAAAATTTAATCAATCCATATAACTTTAAGAATTAACACAAGGAAGGATAATCCAATTGTTCCTAATGTAAAAGCACCAAATATTTTTACATACTTGTCTAGCTTTTGGTTATTCCTAGATTCTTCATCCCAATTTAATGCTATTGTTAGTCCTAATTGTACAAATAGCATTGTTATTGTTATTGAAAATAGCACTTTTAATAAGTAATCCATTGTTATTCCTCCTTTCCAACTTTAACATATCCGTTTTCAATGCACCAACACAGCATATCGTAGACTGCATCAATAAGTTCTTTACTTTCTGTAATATTTATCATTGACCTAGAATAAGGTTCCATATACAAGCATGTATAGCTATCTGCAAGTTTTTGGATGGTCAGCACTTCATTGCCTATAAAACAAGGCAGCTTATCGAGAATATCCTGCAAAGTGTAAGCAGGGTATACATGATTTTCACTAAATAGGCTTTCACGCCAAACCGATAATTCCCAATCTGAAATAGGTATTTTACCAAGCATTTGTTTGTACCACAAGAGCATACTTGTATTTCTTAATTCAAGTCCAATCTCCTGTAAATGTTTCATTTGTTCAACTGATAATACTTGTTTTGATTTCATCGTTATTTCTCCTTCTTTACCAATTTAACTTCTGTCGGCTCTTCATCTTCCCATTTCACTTCTCAAATCATAGAGAAGGGTTTCTACGACATCTGTCAACACATAGGTTAAGTTGAGGGTAGTATTAAGATTTGTTGTTCCTACTAACATGGTTTATTATAAATTCATATATAAACAAGTATAATCACATTCTTCATCGTAGTCATATTCAAGCGATACAGGCGCAAAGTATTGTTGTATCTTCTTTGCTGCTGTTTCATTTTTACCCTCAAAAGAGAAAGTAAAAGAGCGTTTACCTCTGACTGTTATTTCAACCGGTATGCCTGTTACCTTAGTCATGTTGTTTTCAAGTTCTTGCTTTGTCATAATCATGCGTATTTAGTGGAATAAAAATTTATATGGTTAAAAAATAACTTCTTTGAATTCAAGGAGAGAAAGCGCATTTACTATACCATTAAAAGAATCAAAATCTTTTTTTACTCTTCCAAACTGATATGAATAAACCTCTTTTCCGTGTTTACGTCCCATACTGATGATATATTTATAACCATCTTCCCGGATAACAGTAACGGGATAACCTTCTGTGATATTATCAATTATTTTTTGTTCGTTTAAATCTATCAAGTTCATTGCTCTTATCTTCTTATTGTTAGTATTATTGGTTTCTTTTAGTATTGTAAAGATACTTTATTTTTATTTGAAATACAAATAATCTAATTTTATAATTTCATGCTTTAACTTAGTATAACTGCCTATTTTCTACGTGAATTTCCAAGCAATGGAATTACATTAAAACTCTTGAACCGGTCAACAAGGCGATTTACAAAACGCTTTTTGAATTCATCTGCATCAAGATTGCTGGTTATGTGATACATCTTACCAAATTGCTGATAAATCTCATATCTTGCATATAAAAATTCATCTATCACACTGTTAAGGCTAGTACCATAACTTTTCTGATTCTCCGTTTCCACCCCAATATCATTCAAACAGATATTAAACGGTTCCGGCTTAAACCCTTTTGACTGTCCTTCATTAAATGTATGCCTGTCAATATGACCATTCATCTTGTAATAGTTCATCATTTGAGTAACTGATAGATTTTCAAAAGTATTCGGATTATGAGTCAGCCGTAAATAATCAGAAAAAATCTGCATAAGCATAGTTTTACCAGTACCAGGCTTCCCGACAAGTAACAGGTTTTTATGAATTTTATAATCTTCATCCGGGAAAACCTGCTCTGCATACCGACAACCATTGAAATAGTAAAGCAGGAAAGACAACACTTTCGAGTTGTTCTTGTCCACTTCAAACTCTCTGAATTCACGCCCCATATAATTATTCCCAAGAGATTTTATCAAATTCCGATGGGCATAGAATTCATTCGGATTCGTCAAATCATATTCAAAATCTTGACGAATAGTCTTTCTGTGCCGTTCCACAAGATTGTATATCTGTTCCTGTTTTAGCTTCGCAGCGAACGACTTTTCCAGTTGGATTTGTTGCAGTTGGGCTGAAAGCTTTTGCTCTTCGTTTGTCATCTTCTTGCTTTTTAAGGTCAATATCAAGCCATCTCGAAAAATGTGACATGGCATCTTTAGGGGATTTTTGGATCTCTCCCTCGTTTTGCAATTTTACAAAAAAACGCTTCAAACATTCGTGAAATGTTTCAACGGTAAATTCCATATGTCCGGCAGAACGGATATTCATAACAAATGGTTCTATCCACGATACATTCAATGCAAGTTCATTGTAACATTCCTTCAAAGGTTTATCGAAAATATCCGGTGGAGGAAATTCTTCTCGCGCTTGCGCACTAGAGAGAGAATTATTATCAGGATCATTATCAGGCTCATTATAGTTAGCGTTGTTACCGCTTGTTAGATTTGTTACATCTTGACAACTTGTGTTACCTTTGTTATCATGTGTTAGATTTGTTACAGGAGTCCCATACCGGTTTGCCATTCCTTTCCTTCCTGCTTCACTCCTTTTTTCAACAAGGCAATTATACTTATCATTATTAGAGTCTATTTGCTTCTTTATAAAAGAAAATGCCATTTTAGCCAACGGTTTCAGCTCCGACAGTGTCCCCGATGCAGCATACTCAATAATTGCATCGTACACTTCAAGTCTGACCTCCGCAGGATATTCCATCAGCACTTCCTGCCATTCAATATAGAAGACAAATGATTTTCTTTTTGTATCCTTTTTCATTATGCCTATTATTTGACAATCAGTTATTTATATATTGTAAAGTTAACTTTTTATTATGAAATTACAATAAGTATATTTCTGAATATCAACAGTTTAAACATTGTTTATCAGTATCCTGCCTTATTAAGTCTTAACGATTCCTTCTCAAAACTTAAAAGCGTACGAAGAGCATCAAGTTGGTGTACACACGAGGCGTTAAGCCTATCCAACCGGTCAACCAAGAACGCTTCATCTTCCGCGATACTTTCAAGCAGGGCATTCTGTATTTTTGCAGAAAGACAGTTTTCTTTGGCGATCTGAATAATGGTATTCTGTATTTCATCTGACTTTTTTCTGCGAAGCATTTTCTTTGCATCTGCAAGCATTTCTCCTGTACGCATCATATATACCATTATTGTCGATATGCGCTCCTGAATTTCTTGCGGGTTATTAGAGCAAGTAATATTCAGATAATCGCTTATTTCCTTAATTTCCTGTTCCATGATTATATGTCATTTAAGTAATCTGTTACGACTTTCATAAATTCATCCAAAGACCGGCAGACTACGTATTTGTTCCCGGCAGCTTCACACTCTTTCTGCCATTCTTTTTGCACCGGTCTTTGGTATTTATCCGGCTTTTTCATTTCCACACACAAAGCTCCATAGAAGCGATTGCTTTTTAAAAGAATTAGATCGGCAACACCGGGAAGCATCCCTTCATCCTTCATGTATTCTCCGTTTCTTGCACTTCTTCTGGCAGCGTTCGGAACAGCAAACAGCATATCTTTCAGCTTGGGGTATTCCAATCTAAACCACTTCACGCAAGCGCATTGCATCTTATGCTCATCGTTCGTTGGTTTCTTACGTGATTTAGCTTTGGATGCAAGTTTAATCATCTCCTCGTATGTCAT